CGACTACGAGCCCACCATCGAGGACGTGACGACTGAGATGGGCGAGTTCGAGCCCCGCGAAGGCCGCGGCGGCCCTGGCACTGCCGATGTGAAATTTGCCATCGCTTGCCCGGTCTACAACTACGAGTCCGGCAAAGTCCAGGTCCTGCAGATCACCCAGAAGTCCATCCTCAAGGAAATCGACCAGATCTCCCAAATGGAGGACTACGAGAACCTGTTGGAGTGGGACTTCACGATCAGCAAGAAGGGCAGCGGCCTGCTCACCGAGTACACCGTCCGCCCCGTCCCCCGCAAGCGTGGTTCACAGGAACACGTCGACGCCGCCTGGCTGGAAGCCAAGGCCGAAGGTTTCGACATCCGCCGCCTGCTGACCGGAGGCAACCCCTTCAAGGCAGCCTGAAATGCTGGAAGATCAGCTGTGTTACACCTGCCGCTGGGGCTGGGGATTTGTCCACGAATTTGAATCCGCGGAGGGCGATTCAGGCACGTGTCACAGACACGCACCAACCCCTAAGCAAGAGGCGAACGCTTATTGCTACAAGGCAATCTGGCCAATAGTCGAAGGCACAGATGGTTGCGGTGATTGGACCAGCCGTTTCATCTAAATACCACCGCCCCCTCTAACCCAGGGGGCTTTTTACTGGTATTATCAAATTGGGAAAGAATAACTTCATGGCCTCCAACACCCAAGACACGCTGGCAGGACTGCGTAAATGGAGGCTGGAGCAAGACAACAGTGGCCCTTTCCGGGTCTACCGGGACATCAAGGGTAATGTATATCATAGTGTTACACACATCCTGAAGGAGACGAGCGACAAAACCGGGCTGGAGCGCTGGGAAGCCCGCCTGGGACCAGTAGAAGCAAGTTGCCAGCGTAATGTTGCCGCCACCCGAGGCAACATGGCCCACAGTCAGGCGGAGTATCTCCTCAAAACCGCCCAACAGCTGGCACGATCCACTGCAAACAAGCGCAATGCCATCCGCTGGGACGAGCGTGGATTGGCTCGGATTCCCACGCCAATCACGCAATGGGCACTCAAGCGGGTAAGACCGAACGTTCCCCGTGTTGGCTGGAGCGCCTCCGGCTACGCCCGCAGCCTGTCTGACTGGATCGCCGAGAACGTCACCGAAATTTTCGCCAGCGAGTTCAGCATTCACCACCCCGCCGGCTTCGCTGGAACCTGCGACGCCCTGGTGGGCCTCAAGAATAACGAGCTGGTACTAGCCGACTGGAAAACCAGCGTGGGCCGCAAGACCAAAAAGGACGAAGATGGCCTGGAGCGCCTGCCACCCGGCCATTCATACATCGACCAGTGCGGCGCCTACAGCCTGGGACTCAAGCATCTCACCGGCCTCCAACCGACTGGAGCAGCCATCGTCCTCGCCCGCCGCTGCGGCAACCCAAACATCCACTACATGACCCAAGCCGAGCTGGAGCAGGCTGAAAAGTCATTCATGGCCAGGGTCCAACAGTATTTTGCTGCCCCGGAGCACCAGCCAACTGCCGTTGGTGTATGATTCTATTGTGGTTCTGCCGACGAAGACCCTCACGTCAATGGGGGTCTTTTTTACTGTCTCAACCTAGCGGCCTCGATTAAAAGCCATTCATGACTGGGACTGAAAAGCCATTCATGGTGTCTTACCGCGTGTCTCATGAGTCTCACTCCTGAGGGTGTGCTGCTGGCGCCATGGGCAGGGGTCCTGCTGGGGCTGACGTGGGGTCTGCTGCTGGGGCGGCTCAGGGGGCGTCTCGTGAGTCTCATCCTGAGATCCTGAAAAGCCCCACCCCGTAGGGTAGGGCTGGAGCAATTCAGTCTGCCGCCGGCGGTGCGAACTTTAGGCGCCACCACAAAGGGCGATCCTGGTGTTCCTCCATCCATTGCGTCCGTGTCTGCGGCTGGTGGGGCAGCAGGCACCGTAGGCGCAGCTTGCTGATGTGATCGTTGGCCTGTAGCTCGCTGGGGCTGATCATGGTTTGGCTGGTGTGCGGGGTTTGCTGATGCCGGCATCACTGCGGCGCTTGCGGCTGGCGCCCTTGCTGGAGCGGCTGCGGCTTGCTGGTGCTGGCGGTTGATCGGTGCGCGAAAAAATTCCCGTAGCCTGTGGAAAAAGCTCCGGGGGTATGTCGGCGCCGCCGTTGCAGCGCTGGCACGCTCTCCAGTAGGGCACCAACTCCCGCCATAGCTGGAGCGGCCCCTCTTTGCCGTGGGCGGCCTGCAGGGCGAGCAAGTCTGCCCAGTCTGAAGCGGCCAGGCTGGAGCGTTCTACAGCCCAGCGGAGATCGCGGAGCTGGCGCTTCTCCAACCGCAGCTGCTCGCGCTCCATTTCCCGGGCGTCCAGGGCCAGATGCTTCCGCTCCCGACTGGTGTTCCATTCGCCGCCGCTCATGGCTGGGGCGCCTCCGCCGCTTCGAGGGTGAACACCGGGAGACCCTTAGGGTCGGTGATGGCAGCTGGGGCCATCGTGATCAGGCCGCGATCACGCAGCGATTCCGCGATTCGCTGGTCACGCTGGGGCATCGCAACGTAATTAGGCCCGGGGTTGCGGCGCAGGTAGTTCAGCCAGTTCCGCTGGAGCGGGCCTAGCGGGCGGTTGCCGTAATTCATGCTTCGATCCCCCAGCGGTCGGTTACGTGGCAGATCAGCTGATAGGTGTGGTGAAACCGTTTGTGGTCAGGGTGACCGGCTTGCGCCAGATCCTCAGCAGCGGAAATCAGGGCGGAGCGGATCCGCAGCCAGTGCTCTGGGGCAAGCGTGACCGATACAGCCCGTTCAGGTGTTGGCATGGTCCCTCGGTTGGGGTTTGCTTTAATACAGTATCAGCAGCCCGGCGGTTTGCCAAGCCTGGCAGGTGTGATACAGTACGGGGGCACTTCGGCAGACCATGCCATGCAGACTCAACCTTGGGCCAACTGGTTCGATCTCAACCATTGCGGCGGGCGCGAATCTTGCCGCCAACTTCCCGCGGAATGCGTGGCGGATTGCTCCGGGCCCGGCCCCGCTGATGATGCGGTGGCCTTCTGGCTGGAGCGCCTGCAGTTTGACGGCCCCCCGTGGCTATTTCGCCAACATCTCCGGGAGTTTGGCGCCTGGGACTCTGCAGATCTGGCGGATCACAACGCCAACCGCGCTCGCGTGCTGTGGATCTGGGCCTGTGACTGCCGGGAAGATCCGGGCGCCCATGACTTCCTGTGGCTTGGCACTTGACGCCGGGCCGCTTCCGGTTCTACTGTTCACAATGACAGCCCTACCCTAAGGCTCAACCCATGACAACCATCAAAACCGACAGCGCCGCCCTCGCCAATGCGGAGGCTTGGTACGAAACCCTCTGTGATCAACTGGCGCGGCTTAAGGCTGCCTGCGACGAATCGGACGAAGCCTACGAAGCAGTCCGAGAAGAAATACAGGAGGCGCCGCTTAGTCTCGCAGTCCGCAGCCTGTGGGCAGAGCCTGGCGCACCACTGGAGCCCGGCCATTTCTGCATCCTGCTCACCACCGGCGGCCCGGGCCTGCGGATCATTGGCGACCTAGGCCGCTTCAGCTGCCCCGAGTGTTCCCGCCTGGAGTATCAGGACTGGGGCGCCGCATGGCGGGAGTATCTGCCGGCAGACTCCGCAACGTTAGACGCGTGGGCTGCCCAGTTCTACTGGGGAGACTGAGCCCATCTCCACCGATCAACGGCCCGGCCACTGTGCCGGGTCTTTTTTATGGGCGCCAGAGGTTAGCATTAGTTCAGATCGTTTGTGATGCAAACCGTGGAGGATTCCACCGGCCAGGAAGTAAACAAACCGCAGCGGCCGTATGGGAAACGGAATCCCGACGCGGTGATTGAGGAGCGGCGCAAGCGGCTTTATAAGCGGCAGCTCAGCGGTTTGCCCACGCGGCAGCTCGTGCTAGATCATGCCGATCGTGAAGGCATCGGCGAAATTACCGCCTGGAGAGACTGGGATGCGGTCAAACAGTGGAACGAGGAGGATTGGAGCAAAGATCGCGAGAGTATAGTTTCACGTCTGCAGGGGATGCGGATGCGAGCGATCGAGCTGGCCCTACGCAAGGGTCAGGTGGGATCGGCGCAGCTGTTGATGCGAGACCTTGGCGCAGTGGTTGGAGAGGTCGCACCGGAAGCGCAGGCCGCCGCGGCCCCCGTGCTGCGGGTGGAGATCGACGACAAGCGCGGCGGCGCGTCTTAGGCTGAGATCCAGCGTCTTAGGTTGAAACAGTAGACAGCTGCCGAACCGGCCAGAATCCCCTGGCGCGTGCCGCTGCTATCTCTATACTGTGTGAGTTGATCACCTAGGCAAACCCTGCCATGCAACCCAACACCGATACCCTGGACCGCATCGCCGCCGAGCTGCTGAACTGGCAGCAAGACGGGCGCCGCAACGGTCTCGACTCCCTGGTACGCATCGCCGAGCTGCTGCACGACACCGGCCGGCTCGCCGATCGCCTGCCCGAAATTTATGCCCGCCGCGATGGCCGCGTGCTGAACCGCTGAACCGCCAACCACTACCGGAACCCAACCCATGGCCCGACCCTCCATCAACCCCAAGCTCGCTGCCGGCCTGCTGTTCACTGGCGCCGCTTGCTGCAGCTTCCTCCCCCTCACCGGCTTCCTAGTTCTGGCTGGCACTGGTGCTCTCTACCTGGACGCCAACCGCTAAGCGCCAACGCCGCCGGGACTGATAACCATTCTCACCGCAGGGGGGAGGGTTCCAGATCCCAGCGGCTGGTACCGGGGGGCAGGGAACCTACTGATACATTCACACTTCCCTTCTCTGTTACACACCCGGGGGAGGGGTCGAATTTCTGTAATACCCTAGAAGGTACCCGTCACCTACAAAATGGCCGAAACGGCTGGAACACTCTCCCTCCGCTACGCCCAGGGGCAAGTTTTCTCCAGCCGCAAACGCTTCAGAGTATTGGTTGCTGGCCGCCGCTTCGGCAAGAGCTACCTCTCATGTATCGAATTGCTGCGTGGGGCGATCGAAAGGCCGGGCGAAACATTTTTCTACGCGGCCCCTACATACCGGATGGCGAAGGACATCGCCTGGAAAGTCATGAAAAAACTGGTCCCCAAAGCCTGGATCAAGTCGAAAAACGAAACGGACCTGAAGATCGAGCTAGTTAACGGCTCCACAATCGAACTAAAAGGCACCGAAAACGCCATGGCCCTCCGAGGCCGCAGTTTGGCTGGCGTGGTACTCGACGAAGCCGCGTTCATGTCCAGCGAAGTCTGGTTCGAGGTCATCCGCCCCGCCCTCGCCGACAAACAAGGCTGGGCCCTCTTCATCTCCACGCCGGACGGCACCGCCAGCTGGTTCTACGAACTCTGGCAATACGCCGACAGCGGCGATTCCGACTGGAGCCGCTGGCAATTCACGACGATCGACGGCGACAACGTCCCACCAGAAGAAATCGAAGCCGCCCGCAGCCAACTCGACGCCCGCACCTTCCGCCAAGAATTCGAAGCCAGCTTCGAAAATCTTAGCGGTCTCGTCGCCGTCTCATTCAGCGACGCCAACCTCTCCACCGACGCCCTAGACATCCCAATCCTCCCCCTACTGCTTGGAGTGGACTTCAACGTGGATCCCATGTCCGGCATCTGCGCCGTCCTCAAAGACGACACCCTCTACGTCTTCGACGAAATCATGCTCACCGGTGGCGCCACCACCTGGGATTTCGCCGAAGAAGTAACCCGCCGCTACGGCGTGGATCGCCGCGTGATTGCCTGCCCGGACCCCACCGGCGGCGCCCGCAAAACCTCCGGCGTGGGACTCACCGACCACAACATCCTCCGCCGCAGCGGCTTCAACGTCTCCAGCCCCAAAGCCCCCTGGAAAATCCGCGACAAAATCACCGCCGTCAACACCGCCCTCTTAGACGCAACTGGAGCCCGCCGCACCTACATCCACCCCCGCTGCAAAGAACTCATCAAATCCCTCCGCACCCTCACCTACGCCCCTGGAACGGGCCTCCCCAACAAAAACCTAGGCGTAGACCACGCTTTCGACGCCTTCGGCTACCTCTGCCTCCAACAATTCAACCTCGCCAAACACGGCACCCTCGGCCAAACCTCCTACCGCCTCTACTAACCCCAATAGACTGCAGAAAAGCCCGCAAAACATGGCCAAAAAACCTACAAAAGGCCAGAAAAAGGTCGAAAAAGTC